TGAAATGACAACATTGTAAGCACCTGTGATGAAATCACGTTTATTCCATACGCCTTTGCCAGAAGTCAGCAAGTTACTTCTGTCTATTTCTGGCAACTCACTAGGTAAAGTTAATACACCAGGACGAGGATTTGTGCCGCCTAATGCTTGAGCCACTACTGTTGGCTTATTAATTAACTGCACCCTACCGTTTTCGCTTACATCGATTTCAATAATTCCATCCTCTAACTGTTCAGCAAAAAGCGTAGCTTCTTCGTCTTCGAAAGCTGCCTGTCCGTTCACATCTTTTGCTGCCAATAAAGATCTCTTGTACGCTGCGATACGCTCGTTTCGCGCTGTAGTCGCGACATCGCTTTCTTTGTAAAACCTTAAAAACTGCATTGCGTCAGCAGTGCTTATATTTTGATCTGCAGCATTGTGTAAAATTCTATTGAGCACAGGATCTGATTCTGCCATTGCAGTCATACGCAAAAATTCACTAGATGTTGATGTGTTATTTTGCCTAGCTTCTTCTGCACTCAACTCAAGCAGATATCTATTTGTATCTAATGCAAATTGAGCACTATCCATGTTGTTCGCAAATGTTTGCTGTATCATGCCTTCTTCAAATTGAGCATATTCCAGGGCGTTTTTAGACATACTTAAATTTCTATCAAACGCATTTTGATTTATAGTTTCGTCAAGCTTTTTCTCATCCAAGACACCTTCAAATCTTCTTAAATTTGCGTTTATACTTCCTAGACTAAAATTATTTTGATCTCTAATTTTCGTTTGCTCTAATTGCCCTTCTTCAACTGTTGCTTCTCTTTCCTTAACTGCAATTTCTCGCGACCTTATGTCCTGGTCAAACTCTCGATCTTGTTTCTCTCGCAGCAACGCAGCAGCCTTTTCTCGATTAGCTGCAGCGTATCCAGGCAGACCTTGTTGATCGAAAATATCAGCCATAGCATTAAATCTATCAATCTGACTTTGTGCTGGTAATTCTCCAATTGCAGAAACGGCTCTTTCTTCTGGTGTAGTTAGATATAAAGATCTTCTAGTGGCTTCAGCAATCTTTGGTAAACGACCTAATGCTGCGTTAAACAACATACCGCCAGGACGCTGATTACTGACTCCTAGACGATTAAGCAAACTGGTAGCCGTATTACTAACTCGCGCTCGATTAGTTTCTCTTGGGTCAACAATAAATTTTGACATTTGCGTTTTGATATCCATCAATCTATCCCTCCAGAATCAATTTCCGTAGAGTTTCCCCAATGTCAGGAGTACCTCCGCTTGGTTTATATTCACCAGTTGCTAACAGGTCTAATAAAGTGCCAATACCTTCAGTTCTTAACGTAGTTGCAAGCTCTTCGGTACCGAGATCGTAGTCGAGCATCTGACTAACAAGATCTCTTTCGTAACCAGCCATCTGACGATCTCTTGTGCTAATAAGGTCAGCAACATTAATTGACGGCTGAGTGAGCTGCGATAGAAAACTATCGCCCAGGAGAGAATCGCGCAGTGCTTGTGAAGAAGCATCGACACCCAATTTTTTCTGATCAACCTCAAGACCTAAAGCTCTTGCTATAGTATTTGCTTCCATAGCCGCATCATCTCTAGCAAAACCCATAGCTGTTAAAGCATCTCGGCTTTTTTGTTCTTCAATTGCTTTCGATAATGCGAACTGTTCAGGAGATCCACCATAAGCAGCTGTCTGCAATCCAGATCGACCTTGATTAAACAACTGATTGTTTAATTGATCTTGCGCTCGTTGTTCCTGGGGAGTTCTTATTTCACGTAGACGATCATAAACGGCTTGCTCCCTGGTATCTCTGTCAGATCTATCAACCTGACCTGTTACAGGATTCACAGTGCCGCCAAATGGACTAGTCATTAAATTAATAAGATCGTTGCGTTCTTTTGTCGGATTGAAACTTACTTCACCTGTAGCAGGATCAACAGTTCTTCCAAACACTGTGTTGTAGCCATAGTTAGCGGCACCTGATAAATCAGTTTTTAATTTTTCAAAAGGACTGTCTAACGTATAAGACGATCCTCCTTTATCATCAAAGGTAACTTTGCCAGGGCCAGCTGTTACTGTGAAAGGATCAAACTTAGTAGTCGTTTCAATTTCATCACGCAAAGTATCTAAAGTTGTCTTTGCTGTATCGCCTAAACCTTCAATTCTATTTGCCGCACTATCAGCTAAAGCTAATCCACCAAGTGCAGCAGCGGCATTTCTTCCACCCTGCCAACTACCTGAAGTGCCGCCAGTTAACCAATCGAGAAATGCAGACATTAGTAAGTACCTCCATCAATCGTGGCAATCGTTGAGGTGCCAGTGATATTCACATCAGCAAAAGTTGTCAGACCTGTAAAATTTGCATTATTAGCGTCTGCTTTTGTTGCTGATGCTGTAGCGATGTTATTTAGTTCAGCGTCTATCTCACCACCTTTTACCACCTTATTAGGATTTCCGCTTACTAGAGCGTCTTTCGCAGCGAAATTTGTCGTTTTCACATAGTTAGTCACTTTTAATCTCCTAAAGCATCCTGCCAACTAAACTTTGGACGTTTAGTTGTTGGATGGCTATCTCTTTGCCACTGACAGTTGTTTCCAAGCCGATCTGGACTACAGTTCCAGATCCGCTTGCATTAACACGCTGTTCGTTAATCAATTGTGGTGATTCAGAATATTCGGCACCTTCATTAAACTCACTTAAATTATAAAAAGCCTCATTACTTTGAGGTAACGTGAATACCCGTTTTTTATAACTGGATTTATAGTCATACGCCCATTGCAGAGTGACATTTGCTTCTGACCCTTGGAAAGTGATTAGATTAATTTTTTTAAGGAATTTAAGCCTAGATGAATCACCAAAATCCATAGGATGGCTGTAGTAAGACATGACATAGTCGTTACCAATATCAGTCATCAAATTGTACTTTGACACGCCTGACTTTATACCGAACAAAAGTTCATCAGAATCGTTCAATAAAAATGCAAGTGGCAATATAGATGACCACGTTGTCGCTCTTAAACTGCCATCGTCTAAAGGAAAACGTGTATCAAAAGCATAAGTAGAACCAATACCAGTAAACGCTATTAAAACAAAAGCGTTGTTAGGGTCGAATACTGTTTTAATATTTGCATAATCTGCAGCAATTAAAGTCTTGATATCAAAATTAACATTTCTCGATATATCTCCAATAGGAGCTGATTTTTCTTGTATGGTCCTACCAAGACTACGAACACCAGTAAAATCAACGAAAATTAAATCAGAACCAATACTTACAACTACATCTCTGGAAACAGCACCTATATTTTCTACTGTATCACTAAGAACCATTGTAGAAGGATCATCTGCTCCTGCATAAACAATAAGGCTGTGTTTACCAAATATAATTAAGAAATTGTTATGTGTTCCCAATGCAGTAATTTCATCGTAACCACTAGGCCAAACATTTGTAAGGTCCAGGGATCCGCTTGATCCTGAATTCCAATCTACTCCATCAAGCAGATCAGACCAGTACAAAGTCTTTTTGTTGCCAGTAACGTCAGCAGCCCATACTCGACCGTAAGCTGCCAAACAAATGTGAGCATGTGGAGGTGTTCCCTGGGCGGCAGCATGTGCTGTAATAAGCGTTAATGCTGATGTAGAGGGATCATAAACTAGCGGAGCATGATCTCTTTGAAACATGTAGAACTTATTGCCCAAACTGCAGCTCGACCAGTTATTAGCCGTAATAGTATAAGCACCAGGAGTTATATCTGTTAAAGTTGTGTCGCCAGAGAAAATGGCATTATTACCAGCAGAAAAAAAGACTTTAACACCATCCTCTTGAACAAACTCGTTAATATGTTCAATACCATCACTAGAACCAAGCACACTGGCACCGTTAGTGCTGACCATGCTGTGACCTTTTCTAGCCGCTATTCTTCCTTGCTTATCAATAACAGCATTATCGCAAATCGAAGCAAATCCCTGGGGCTGTAAAAGTGGAGAATCTTGAGTATTGATTCCACCAAAACCAGGAGCTGCTATCGTAATGTTCTGTAATTGTTGAGCCATAGTTTAAACTGCGTAATAGGTTTCGTTTTGATATCTGTTTTGATCTATCGCAATTGCATCACTTAAAGCTGAATCAGCAACCTGAAATTGTTCTGCTGCTGACATGCCTCCAGTTTCTCCTCTTTCACGTAATGCCATACCGAAAGCTAATTGCAACACAGGGTTGCTCGGAATGGACAAAACATCAGTGTCAGCCACTAAATCAACTTGTGGAATAATCATATCGAATCTCAATTCTTGAGCAGCATCTGGCACTGGATTTAATTTAACTTTCAAATAACCATCTGCGCTCGTTCCCTCAAACATGAAATCTGTTGGAGATCCTGAAGGAGCAGTTGCTAAAACTGTATTGTTATTAAAATAAGTCAAATCGCGCTGATTCATATAGTTATTAGTTGCATTATTCATCGCCTGTTTAAAAATTGCGTTTTGGTAGGCGTTTGTCAGCGTGTACTGTGACGTAGATGGAACAGTATTAAATGTCAAAGTAGTTCTTAATGCGGTCCATTCGTGTCGCAATTCTATTTGCTTTTTAGCATCATTAACTAATTCGCCTATCAACACTGAATAATCATTCTCTGGCGCTGTTGTAACGGTGCTTTCGCGCAACCGTTTCAACACGCCATTTATTAATTCCAAATATGTCATCCGAATAACCTCGATAGAAGAGAAGTAGGATCTAACCTAATCCTGTCTAATTTAGCTCTTGCTTGATCTGTTACTGGTGTATTGTCTGCAATCGTCATCAAAGTAGTTATTCCAGGGTCACCTTTTTCGCCCTTGTCACCTTTTGCCCCAGTAGCACCTGTAGCACCAGCAGGGCCAGCAGGACCAACTGCTCCAGCAGCACCAGCAGGACCAGCAGGACCGACTCCTCCAGCAGGGCCAGCAGGACCAACCCCTCCCCCAGGAGGTAATGCTACGACTATCCCTCCACCAGGAGGAGTTCGTCTTCCAGTAACTGTCGTATTAACAGTTGCTGTACCGTAATCATCGCCACCAATATTGTCATTTGTGCCTGACGTATCATTATTTGAATTATCGAGGTCAGTAACATTGCCAGCGATATCTATCTTTGTTTTATCTAAATCTGTATCTAAGGCATGTTCCGCAAAAGCACCGCCATCGGAGGTTGTAAGAACCGAATATTGTTTTCCATCTAACAAACCTCCAGGGACAAACTTACCCCCAATAGATTGATCATTTTTGTATGTTGTTCCATCCGCATGCACAAACACATCTTTGTCTGCATCATAGGTGTAAACATTTGAACTAGGATCTACGGCACCTTTTTGACCAAAATCTGCAGGTTGATTTGTTGATGTTGCTTGATCATTATTGTTAGAACCTTGCTGCCCAGCATTTGCATTTTGATTACCAGGTGTTGTCTGTTGTTGATTGTTATTGTTTGGTGGTTTTCCTCCTCCTCCTTTAGATCCACCAGAAGGACTCGATGCTCCTCCCCCAGATTGACTAGGCACCCCTGGTCCAAGCACTAAACCTCCATTTGTAGCTCCAGCATCGGCACCATCATCTACAACCAATTCTCTGCCAATAAATCCATCTTTGTCAGTACGACTAAAAGGATCTAAGGTATCTGGATCATGATCTATGTTTAAGACAGTCAAAACTTCAGAGGCAGCTATTCTTTTTTGCTCTTCTGTTAAAGTTGGATCTTTGTTAATTTCATCAATTCTTTCAAAAGCCAAATCTCTAACAGACGCTTGTATTGCATCACCAGATAAATCCAACGAACTTCCTACGCTTTGAGCTGTTGCTAATTGATTGTCACCCAATACGCCACTCGCTTGATCGGCAAAAAAATCATCTATAGCACTTCTATAATCTAAGACATTGTCAAATTGATCCCCAAGAGCAAAAGGATCAAATTTGTTAGTAACTAATATTTCTGGCAAGGCGCGAGAAGATGAACCACTGTAAGGGGCATCGTCAGAACCAATATACTTTCTGTCTACTATTGCTCCGTATAAATCGTCCTTATCCTCATCCATTATTTTGTTGAACTCCCTGAATAGAAAAACGCAGCACAAGTTCCCAAAATTCCACTTAGCTGACCGAGCACCAACGAAATAATGGTCTCATCGTTTGAGTCGTGTGGCATAAGCGTTACAGTCATGACATAAGCCCCATATAAAATGAGTGCCAAAATACAAAAGACCTTTGGTGTCCAATCGTTTTTAAAAGTCTCTCTTGCATGTTTACGATCCTCTACCTCAGTCTTGTAGCTTTCAAGCTCGATGTTCATCAGATCAACTTGTTTTTCAATGTCTGAAATCATTGTTGCTTTTTCAGGATTCCTTTCTATCTCTTCTTCAATCTGTTCCGGTGTTGAGTTCTCTGGCATCCCCAGTTTTTTGGTTGCCATTTTAAGCACAGTACCAGCAACAGGATTTGATGATGCAACAACATCAACTAATTTAGGCGCTAATGCTTTTAGTATTCCTTTCATTGCAATATCAAATACACCTTTATTGCCGCTTCAACATTGTTTATGACTTTCCCAGGCTATCTTCCTCAACTATCTCATCAATGGTGTCGCAAACATCTGGTATTGCGACACCAGTTGTAACCTCTGTTGCTACACGCCCTACTGCTCTTATTCCTTTATATACCCCACTACAATACAGTTCTTTGTTTGCAATCATTTCTTCACTGACCTGACAACCAGTAATAACCATGAAAACTAAGGGGTAGATATATCGCATATAAGCTCCTCAACATTGCAGTCTTTGACCCTGGGTGTGTAACTTTTGTCCATCATGTGATCAGAAATAGAATCACCAATCCTGCGATCTCCATCTCTAAAATCTTTTGATGGGTTTAAATAATTGTTGCCATCTTTGCCAAAATAAATAATGTCTTGGTTTATATCTGCCTGATAGAAAATCTTAGGAATAAGTGCAACCAAGTCACTCCCTGCCACGACAGAAATATTGACTATGTTTTCTAACTTTTTTTTGCTTTTAAAAAATACATTTGGTCTACCAAACGTGATTAATCTAACATCATGGAAATTTCTTAACTTTAAGGCGCTTATCGTTGCACAGGCACCTCCGAGCGAATGCCCGATACAATAAGTTTTCTTTCTCGGATCTAGCCTCTTGCGTATCTCCTTCCAGACGGATCCTTGTGCAGCAGCAAAGCCACCATGTACCCAACGACCATTAACTCTCCAGGGAATTGCACTTATATTCATAAGCCAATCTTTGCCTTCTTGGGTGCCTCTAAAGATTATGTATTGGATATCATTGCTATAAAGATAAAAGGCTGTGGTCCCTAGACAACTATCAAAACGAGTAGCTCCATCTATGGACTCTTCGTAAGCTTGCTCTGCCAGGGAGCAAGCTTCCTCGATCTCATCATTTGTTAATGTAGTTGTTATGCCTTTCATAGTTATATATTAATACTTTTAGTCATTTCCCATTGTAGAAAAAAATACGACTGCGTACAAAATAGCTGCCGTCAATGCGGCTCCTCCTACTAAAATCTTAAAGATCAATTTCAGATCATCCATAAACTGATCTTCTTCACTCTGTTGTGCTGCTCTTTGTTTTGCCTTTATTGCACGTTTCTTTTCTATCTTTGCTGCATCTTTTTTTATCTTAACCCACCTATGGGTTTGCCCTTTCCTCGAATAATGATCTCCTATCTTCTTCATCATCTTCTCGATCCGCTCTTCCTGCTGATCAATAGTGATTGCTTCTTCCAGGGCAGATCCAACCATTAGATCTTCATTACCAGCTTCCTTTGCTTTTTTTATGTGTTCCTCGACTTGCTTTTTTGCTGTGAAGAATTTACCTACTTCACCAGCCATATCCTCCACTTCTTTTTTCTTTGCAATAGCTGTTTGGCATAAAACAAATGCGGAGTCTAATGCTTTTATAGCAAGCATAGCCTCCCCAATCATAATTCTACCCTTTTGCACATTGCAGAGATGTTTGTGTTTACAGAATTTAAAATAATTCTTTGAGCAAATCTTTCACAGTTAGTTTTTTGCTCAAAACACAATCCCTCATCACAATTTGTAATTGCTGCGATTCCTCCTATAACGATAACCAAAATAAAAATATTCATTTGTCATATTAATTAGCTGGATACGCCTTCCAATCACTTGCGGTTGGAATATCAATCACTTGTGCTCCATGCGATGATTTGTGATAAGTACCATCTAAAGCCACAACCAGTAAATGTGTTAGCGTTGATGAATTTCCATCATCGCCATACAGTCCAAAAAGTTTGTGAGCATAAAGAGTGTTACTTCTGTGCCACCAACCAGCAACAGAGTTATCAATGTCGCAGTAATAAATGTCTGTAAATTTTCCGGTGGTTGGATTTATTTTAAATTTCTTTAAAGTGTTCTGACCCGAATAAATATCATTGCGTGGATAAAGATATTCAAAACACATAAATTCATTTTCAACTCCAGTGCTGACAAACCCACCTTGTCCGTAATTCATCGTTTGAGTTTTTGGTAAGAACCAACCCTCATTAGCATTGGGCAAATGAGTAGGCGCTTGATCGAATTGTGTCCAGCGAGATGCCTCAAAATAAGGGTCATACATCATGACTACTGGTGTGCTGCCATCCATCAACAAGAAAGCAAAACCTTGATAGCGTGTTGGGTCCATCCCAGTGGTAATTGCATTACTAACATTACCTGAACGATTTAAGGTTTGCGCTACATACGAACCATTTATATCGTATCTCCAAATTTGTACTGGATAATCATTTGTCGAGTCTGGATAAATTCCATGTTGGGTAATCATGCGTATGGATCGGTTTGTAGCACCAGTTGTGTTATGACATTGGGTCATACTTCCCATAGTAGGGTATTGAGCACTGGAATTAATCGTCATTATTCTGTAGCTTGCTCGACTGTTTGATAGGTCATAACCCAAGTTGGCTATGTATCCATTAGCATCATCATTTGTCGGTAACACTTCACGGTGACCACCGTTTGAATAAAGCCCATTACCACTACCTTGAGCTGACGATTCTGAATTAAAACCACCATTATCTAAAAAACCATAGTTGACGATATTGAATTGATGGCTTGATTGACTGCCCATAACAGTATAGCCATTTGAACCCATCTGTCCCGAACCTTCTATTGTGAAGTATTGAGTCGTTGAGTGAATGTTTCCATTATAATTGGTGTGATACCACGCTCGGTTATAATTTGATTGCCATGTTACTGTTCTTGTACTAGGCACAACACTAAAGGATAGTGTTGCAACTCCACCATTATTATTTCCACCATAATTAGATGCAGTTGTTTGCGTATAAGCAGTTGTCAGTATAAATGTATTGCCTTTTGCATTGTTTGTGGCATTGGTGTCCCTGCCACGAAAAACAGGTATTTGCGCCCAACCAGTAGCCATCACATCACCCAAACCTTGGCTAGACATATTGGCGTTAAAGTTTGTGCTGAATGTGTTTGTTCCGACTGTAGGAGCATAGGTAGCTCCACCACCAGCAGCATCACCCCATAAAATATCAGTGCCGTCAGATTTTAAAACCTGATCGGCTGACCCTTTCGTTAGGATTGCTGTTGCACCAGATGAGTTACCATAAAGGATAGAGCCACGACTTAAATCATCTAATACATTGAGTTCACTACCTGACGCAGTAACATCATCAAGCACGTTAATTTTTGTGCTTGAATCTGCCATGTCTCTAGCGCG